TTCTAAAGTGTCTGCGATCAGATACACTCACTACGATCCTCGGGTACTCCGCTACGAAAGTCGACGCAGCACGAGCCATCTCACAACAAGACGCACTTTGCGGTGCGATCGAAATACAAGTCACATATCACGAGCCGTACGGCTAAACCAAACAACCCCAAATGAGCAATATATTCACAGACATGCTGGCCGACATCCCCGTCAAGGAGTCAACCAACCAACCAAAACAAGCACTTCTCGAACACGTCGAGGGTGATACATACGCACTCCGTATAGACAACACAACCCTCGAAACCTTCCAGACCTGTGCGCGTTCCGCCTTCTACTATTGCGTAGAACGAAAGCAACGCCATCCATCTGCCGCGTTATCCTTCGGAGGTGCCGCACACGAAGCGTTCGAGCATATCTACAAGCACGGCATCGACGGTAACAACGTCCAGCTCGCGGTCGACAAGGCCATCACCCACCACTCCAAGTTCAACATCGCTCCCGAAGAATGGCGCACGAACTCCCTCTTAATCAAACTAATCGAAGACTATGTCAAACACTACGGACACGACGAAGAGTTCTCCCCGCTGGTCCTTGACGGTTCTCCGCTTGTCGAACTTCCCTTCTCCCTCACGCTCGGTGAGATCGAAGTCAACGATCATCTCCCATATTCCTACGCCAAGCTCACCAACGATGAGACGTCCACACCGGACGCCAAACTGTTCGTCGATAAAATCATCATACTATGGTCAGGCAAAATCGACCTCGTCGTTGACGGCCATCAAGGGAATGTCACACTCGTCGATCACAAAACATCATCCATTGGCGGTGCACAATTCTTCGCCGACTTCATGCTTTCCCAACAAATGGTAGGTTACAACTGGGCGTTACGTAAGCTCCTGCCACACCACAAGGTCACTGCTACCACCGTCAACGCGATCTTCTGTCGTCGTCCGACAAAGACTGGTAAAGGTATGGAGTTCCAACGACAGACTTTCTTCCACCAAGACTGGCACGTCGAAGAATGGCAGAACGATGTCCTCGGTGAAGTCGAACGTTTCATCTACTCCCTCACCACAGGCCGTTGGCCCAAGCTAACCAAGTGGTGCTTCGGCAAATACGGTAAATGCCAATACCACGATGTCTGCACACTCGCTGCACCGCAACGCAACGTCATGCTCAACACTTCCGAATACACAAACGTCACTTGGTCTCCGCTCAACAAAGACACCGAGACACCTAAAGTCACCAGTTAATACCATAAACAAAACATGAATAAACCAACCAAACACTACCCCGGCGGCGGTCCTAGCATGGAAGCTCAACGGCTCATGCAAAGTCCCCGACGTAATCGTGCCCGTCTCGTCCCGCTCATCGGTGGGTCGTCCATGCGTCCTGAGACACGTGCGTTGCTTCACCTCGACCAGAACATGCCGGTCAACGAGTCGGCGGAGATGATCCGACGGACGGCTAAGTGAAAAGATTTTGCGTTACTGTTCGTGGCGTAGACGTTAGAAGCCAACGTTAAACTTTGGAGGACAGCCTAACACACCGGCCGCTGGTATACCGGCCTAATCAGTATACCACTACTCTCAACCCCAAATACAAAATGATAACAAACGTAAATAAAACACGCGCCTGTCTCGTAGGATACTGGTTCAAACAAACCGCTACATACGATGGCGGCAAGCAAATCACACCGCAAATCAGCGAAGTCCGATTCGACGATAATTCCAAGTCCTACTCCGGACTCCTTCACGGATTCGGTCAGGAAGGTGAAGCAGACGACCTGGCCATCGTCGGCCTCGTCGAGACGGAGGACGGCCGGTTCACCACGCCTGCCGCTATGTTCATCAAGATCGAACCAATCACTAAACTCCCCATCGTATGAAATCCGGAACATCACTAACATCAGCCGACAAAGCCATCATCATCATTGGCGACCCCGGCACTCGTAAGACAACGCTTGCGTTGCACTTCCCTTCCCCGTACTTCTTCGACTGCGACAACAACCTTGCCGCGCCCGTCGAGCAAACCAAGATACGGGATTTCAAATACGACATGTGCACACGTGACGACGACAACAACCTCGTCCCCGCGTTGCTCCGCTACCAACACTGCATCAAGTGCATCAACGAAGCCTCATCCGACCCGTCGATCAAGACGCTCGTCATCGACTCGCTGACTTCCTTCACCGACATCCTCATGTCCGAAGTGAAACGTCAAGCGTATCTCTCGACGTGCAAGCTCGACGGTAAGGAGAAGACCGCTGCCCAACTCAAGGCCATGGAGGACGTGAACAACAAGACTCTGCGCATCCAAGATTGGGGAGCGTTCGCGCACCTCGTCAAGCACTTCATCACGCTTGTCCGGACGAACGGGAAGCTCCTAGTCTTCACCGCTCACACCAACTTCGAGAAGGACGAGGTCGACGCTCGCTTCAAGCAATTTGTGAACATCCCCGGACAAATGAAGTCCACCATCACCGGACTGTTCACCGACTGCTGGCAGACGTTCTGCGAGATCAAAGGTATCGGCGGCGCGGCCACGCATAAGTTCATGGTTCGCACACTCCCTGTATCCGAACTCGACCATCGTGGCGTTAAATCGTCGTTCCCTGCTCTCAAACGACTTAACACTTTCGAAGAAGTGATTAAGGTAATCAACACGTTGAAATGACCCCATGAAAAGAACCTTCCTAGTAACAATCGACGCCCCCGACGGAATCCCACCTGCCGAACTCGCAGACGAGATCGAATCCGCGCTCGACACCTTCCCCGACGTAACCGTCAAACCGTGGGCCGAGCACGCCGACGGTGGATTGAACGACACGCGGCCACTCACCCCTCCCCCCATGTTCTAACCCTCTCCGAGCTAACCAGTTAATACCCTTAACCGGTGAACTCCACAAACAAAAAACAAACACACACAAATACACATATGTCAGATGAAAATGTAGATCCGTTGGGCTTAGGTTTAGACCTAGGCGATGTCTCCACCTCACGCCCGTGCTTGCCGGAAGGCCTTCACGCGTTGAATATCAAAACGGTGGAAGTAAAGCGTAACAAACGCGACGATGGTGATAACCTGTTGGTTGTCTTCGAAACCGTGAACGAGTCTCCGGATTCGACCGGCGAGAAGGTGATCGGTCCGGGCTTCCCTATCATGAAGTATTACGGGCTGCAACAGTCGGAGAACCCAAAGGCTCCCGACTTCAAGGCTGATCTCGCACGTCTTCAGGACGCTGTCGAAGGCACTACGCAGGGTAACCGTCCCGCGTTCAATCCTTACAACTACACCGGGACTATCGTTCTGGTTCGGTTGAAGATCAGTCAGTCCGACGAGTATGGTGACAGCAATGACATCACGAAGATCGAGGCAATGACTGCCTAACGTTAATGTGAGGGGAGGTGGTTAATACTGCCTCCCCTCTTTTTTGTCCTATGCCACTCAAAGAACGTAACAAACGAGTCGATATCGGTGATGTCGAACCCGACACGATACTTAATCTTCTTGATCAACTACCGAAGCGAACTCTCATGCAGATCGCCGAAGCTTACAACCTTACCCCCGCCCGGCCGTCTAAGTTCGGCTACGTGTTCGTAATCACTGAACATCGTAAAACCATTTTCCGCTCACTCAAATTCTCTTTCTCTTATGACAACAACAATACAACATCCGCTAAATGCGACACTAATACCGCTAAGCCAGATTGATGTAACCGATCGGTCTCGGACCGACTTCGGTGATATCGAAGGCCTCGCACAAGACATTCAAAAGAATGGCCTTATCCACCCTCCTACTGTTGCGAAGGTAACGGACGGGGAATACCCATACATCCTCGTCGGCGGTGAACGTAGGAAGAAGGCATGTGAGATGCTCGGCCTTACCGAACTGCCTGTTAACATTCGCGACGAGATGCCGCGCCATCAGATCTACGAGCTGGAACTCATGGAGAACTTCCATCGTAAACAGATGATCTGGCAGGAGTCTTGTATGCTGATCGCCAAGACGCATCGCGAGAAAGGACTAGCCGCCGCTGCTGACATGGATACGTGGGGAGTGCGTGAGACTGGATCGCTGCTCGGTGTGTCGTCGGCTCACGTCGCACATGCTACCGCTCTCGTCCCTATGCTGCTCGCGAAAGACCCCGAGATCCTCGCCTGTTCGTCGATGTTCGCGGCCTATGAGATGCTTCTTAAACGTAAGGAGGACGAAGCCACGGCACTCGCGACCAAGGACATGAACGTCCTCGCGTCACGCGCTATCGCCGGTATTTCGTTTAACCCTGACGACGGGGTGGATGATATCTTTGGCGACGGGACAATGAACCTCGACGCTGTCGGCACCGAGTTCAAGCTAGGCGACTCGCTCGACGGGATCACCGAGAAGTCTTCGACACGCCTTGACTTCAACATTCCGAAGCTTGTCGTTCACGTTGACTGTCTCGAATACATGGAGACGATGCAAGAGGAGTGCGTGGATCATGTCGTCACCGACCCACCATACGCCATCGAGATGCAGCCGCTCGGGCATATTAAGAACATCGAAACGGTGATCGACACTCACGACGTGGAACAGAATCTTTCCATGTTCGAACCCTTCCTACGCAACGCCTATCGCATACTGCGTCCGGGTGGCTACTGCGCGTTGTGGTATGACATCTCTCATCACGAGAAGCTCATCGAGATCGCGAAGACCGTTGGGTTTAAGGCACAGCGTTGGCCACTCGTATGGCACAAGCTACATCCCTGCTCGAATAATGCGCCACGCGTGAACTTCACGAAGAACGTCGAGTTCGTCATGGTCCTTCGCAAAGGTGTTGGCTCGTGTCTCACTGTCCCGCAGACCACGTCGGTAATCGTTGCCGATGGTTCGGCCGACCGTAAGCTCTACGACAATCCCTTTTCCAAACCGCTCGCGTGCTGGAGATTTATCCTCTCGGCTATCGCCGCGCCTGGCCAGATCATCTTTGATCCCTACGCCGGACAATGCTCCTCTCTACGTGCTGTAATCAACATGGGCATGATCCCGATGGGTTGCGAGATCGACGAGAAGCATTACAACCGAGGCATCCATAACCTACAAACCCTACTGAAAGAAATCAATGGCGATTAACATAGTCAACGTCCCTTACCTCGGTGATCTATACCGTCTTTACGTGGACGACATCGGCGATGTGATTGAAGTCCGTGTCTACGAAGACATGGGCACAGCTTACCGAGTCGTCCACTACGACGATCTATCACGTGCGGTGAAACAAATCATCGAATCCAAATACTCATGAACGAATCACTATTCCTCACGACCATACTTTGCCGCAGCTCTGAACTGTATCTATCTCGCAATGAGATGGACATAGCTGAGGATTTGTTATCGCGCGCCCTCTACGAATACTACATTCCTTACTATTTGTTCGGCCGGTTAAACTACCTCCTCAACAACTTCCTTCCTCTCCTACAAGAAAAATTCCCCGATGAACACAGACTTATTTACACTTGATCTCAACGACGACTCCTCTCCAACCGACCATGTTGCAACCGAGTTCCCACAAATAGAAACCGACTATCGCGTAGCGATCATAGGCGACTGCCCTAGCCCCGCTGACCTAGCCGAAGGACGTCCGTTCACTGGCACAGCCGGTGGCGTTCTCAAGAACCTACTCGCACAAGCGGGTTTCTCACCGATGGGCGTCATGTACGCCTACGTCTCTCGCTACCCACAGAAATACAAGGCCGCGAAGCAGTTCCCCATGCAGTCGATGTCGGTTCAACTCTCGCTCGACCTCCTACGCAAAGACCTCGACAAATACAAACCTAACCTAATCATCCTCCTCGGCGACGTGGCACTCGCAGCGGGAGGCAAACCTGGAGAAGCAGTAACCAACTGGCACGGCTCACTCTACATGTGCCAAGACCATAACTCGCCATTCTTCGGCTACAAATGCATGCCTACCTACGACCCGATACAGGTCTTCCGTAAGTATGACTGGATGCCGTTGCTCAGACTAGACCTAACCAAAGCATTCAATGACAGCACCTTCCCCGAACTACGCCTACTGGAACGTAAATACGACGTCAATCTTTCGTCCTACGAGGTTATCCAGAAACTCCGTGACCTTCCCGCCGATCAACCGATCGCTCTTGATATCGAAGGATACGCGGATTGGATCTCCTGCCTATCAATCGCAACCTCAGCATCCTACGCGTTCATTATACCCTTCGGAGTCTACTCCCACGCCGAAGACGCCCGAATCGTAATCCAACTCCGCGAGACGATGTCCCGCACCGACCTACCCAAAATCCTACAAAACTGCATCTATGACTACTTCTGTCTCGCTTATCGTTATAACATCCACCTTGCTAACATTATCTTTGACACAATGTTATCCGGCTGGGAAATATACCCCGAGCTACCCAAGGGTCTCGGAACGCAGACAGCCATTTGGACCGACCACCCTTACTACAAGTTCCAGCGGAAGATCGACCACTCCGTTACCCACTGGATCTACTGCTGCACGGACTCCTGCGTTACGTTCGAGATCGCTGAGAAACATCTTAAGGCATTTACACCTGCTCAGCGTGATCACTTCAAGTTCAACATGTCGCTCCTCGCGCCGATCAACTACATGCAGCTCCGGGGCATGGACTTCGACAAAGAACGTGCGGCAGAACTATACCAACTCTCGACCGCGCGACAGTCGGAAATCCAGCTCCGGATCAACATCGCAGCGAAGAAATCAGTCAACGTAAACTCTCCCAAACAACTCTCTGCCGTCCTATACAAGGACATGGCCTTTCCTAAACAACATCCCAAAGTCGCAGGTCGCTATGACAGAACCAAACTATCCACTAACATCGATGCGCTCCTTGAGCTCAACAAGCTGTTCCCCACCGCGTTCATCCGCGACCTCATCGCGTGGCGCAAGTGTGAAAAAATCCAGCAGATGCTTCTTACACCGCTCTCCCCGCGCGATGGCAAGATACGCTGCTCTTACAACGTCGTGGGCACCGAAACAGGGAGGCTCAATTGTTACTCCTCATCAGAAGTCAGCGAAACCCTCGACTCCACCAACAAAAAGAAATCTGTCGGAGCAAACCTAACAACAGTCACGAAGAAACTCAGACACTTGTTTATGGCATCAACAGGACATGAGTTCTTCCAGCTCGACTTGGCTGGTGCTGATGGTTGGACGGTGGCTTGCCACTCGGCTAGGCTCGGTGATCCTACGATGCTGGATGACTATAACGCCGGGATCAAACCCGCGCAGGTCATTGCGTATATGTTCAGGCATGGCAATGCGATTAACTCCATGACGCGTGATGATTTGAAGATTGCGTTGAAGGGGTTCGGTAAGGACGGGGATACAGCTGAGAACCAGATGCTTTACTTTACGTGTAAGCGGGTTCAGCACGGGACGAACTATCTTCTTGGCACGTCGACGATGGCGAATCAGATCCTCAAAGACTCGTTTAAGATGACGGGGAATCCTGTGTATGTTGACGCTAAGACTTGTGCTCAACTCCAAAAGGTATACTTGTTGCGGTATAAGGGTGTCAAGGCGTGGCAGAACTGGGTCGAGCAGGAGTTGCGAAGCAAAGGTAAACTTGGCTGTGCTAGTGGTCATGTTAGGACGTTTTTCGGTAGGCGGAACGGCAACGACACGCTGAGGTCGGCCATCGCACATGAGCCTCAGGCGAACACTACCTACGCTACCAACATGGCACTCAAGGCGTTGTGGGACGATCCCGAGAACCGACTGTCCGATGGCTCACTGATTATCGAACCTCTTCACCATGTGCACGATGCGATGTGTGGCGAGTGGCCGGTGAAGAAACGAGCATGGGCTGTTGCGAAGGTGCAATCGTACTTTCAGAACGAGGTGACTATCGCAGGCACGACACTTATCATTCCATTCGAGGGCGCGTATGGGCGTTCGTGGGGTGAGGCACCAAATGAGATATGAACTACCACCTCTTCGACTATACTGCCGACTCGGTCTGTGTGTGCGCTCCGCACGCGACGGCTGAGAAGACCATTCTAAACGACGTGATCACACCAAATAGGGTTATCCTGTTCGGTGATGTAACTAAGATCGCAAAACTAACCCCATGCCACAAAGACTTAGATTATGCCCACTGGAAAATCAACTTCGGAGTCCGCTCCGCTAAACCTGAACCTGAACAAAACAAACACGGGGCGTTGTGTCGACGTGGGTCGGCGCCTTGAACAACGTATGGTATCGAAGGGTTTGTATACGACTTACTCGTTTGCTTATCGCTTGCCTACGTTCACTAAGGTGGATGTTCTCACTTACTCAACCACGCCCAAAGGACTCGGCCCTGTCAAGTTCGGTCGGGTAATCTACGCGTTGGGGAATGTTCCTCCCTGTAAGGAAGCTCGCAAGGTAGACGGGATGCACACGAAGATGTGGCTTTGCTATACCGGATACACTATCACCGAAGTTTTCGTAGGGTCGGCTAACGCGTCCGGTATGACTATACAAGACCTGATGGTTAGATTGGAACCAGCTCAAATCCCAGTCGCAATCGAATACTACGAACACATATGGAAGCAATTAAAATAGTCCGGCCTATGCTGGCACACAAGTGGAAGACCGATAAGGTTACGTTCCCTTGTTTTATTCAACCGAAACTCAACGGAATCCGTGGAATATACCATCCTAAAACCCATCAGTTTGTCTCCCGGTATGGTGAGATATGGAAGCACGAAGTCGTTGGGCACATCCTCGACGAACTCGAAGAGCTACGACGTTTTGGAATACATCTGGACGGAGAGTTCTATCTCCACGGTATGTCGCTCCAAAAGATCAATTCCCGGATCTCGGTCGTTCGTGGTTCTCCACATGAGAATCGAGACGCGATAAGTTTCTACGTTTTCGATGTGATTCTCGACGAGCCTTTCTGCAAGCGCAACAACGCGATGCAGAAACTCAAGCAGATCGCGAAGCTGAACCATGTGCGGTTTGTCAAGACACTAGAAATCACCAACGCAGTCGAAGCGGATTACTACTTCAATCTCTGGCATCATAAGGAGGGCTTCGAGGGTCTGATGTATCGCATGGCTGCCACTCCGTATGGCTTCGCATCACGCTGCGGGAACAAGGAGAACAGGTGGTATTACCTAATGAAGCGCAAGGGCATCCAAGACGGAGTCGCGACAGTCGTTGGTATGAATGAGATGGTAGATAGTAAGACGAAGCAAGGTAAGGACAACTTCGGTTCCTTCCAACTCTGCCTCAAGTCCGGCGTGATGTTTAGCGCAGGCAGCGGTGTGACGGCCGTCGAACGTGAACAGTATTGGGCCCTCCGCGACCAGATGAACGGCTCGGCCGTGCACTTCGATTACGAGATGCTATCTGATAGCGGCGTCCCACTCAAACCGATTATCAAACTAGTAGACTATGTCCTTTAACTTCCTCGACGCATACCGTAAATACGCCGAAGGCAATGAAGCGTCGCCCCTCTTCCACGAGTGGGCGGCGTTAAACACGCTCTCCTGTGCAATCTCACGCAAGGTATTCTTCGACCAGCAATACTTCAAGATCTACCCGAACATCTACGTTGTCCTTGTGGGAGAACCCGGCGACAAGAAGACCACCGCAATGGTGCTGGCTCGCAAGATGATCCAGAAGCTCAACATGCCCATCGCTCCGCCGTCGGCCACGTTGCAAGCCATCTGCATGATGATGTCTGCCGCCAACGCAGAGTCCGCTTGTCATCTTAAATACATGCAAGGCACTGTGCCGGTCGAGATTTCACAATACTCCTTCTTCGCATCAGAGATCGTAACGATGCTGGCTGCTGGGGGTAACCCGCAAGGCCTGATCGAGTTCTTTACAGACATCTACGACCGTGAAGCGTTCGAGGTAATGACGAAGAACAAAGGAACGGATATAATCAACGCCCCTTACATAACCATCCTCGCCTGTATGACTCCGGAGCAAACCGGACACCTTCTCAAGGAACGCCTCATTACGGGCGGGTTCTCTCGTCGCTGTATCTTCGTCTACGGACGTTCTAAGATCAAGCCCATCGCTTTCCCTGCTCTGCACACCGATCAAGTCGATGCCAAAAACGCGTGCATGGAACACTTACAAAAGATCAAGAAATACTCTAAGGAATACACGATCACTCCCGGCGGCCGTGAATACTTCACCGACTGGTATGGCACTAAGTTCAAGGAACTGTCCATGCCTCATCCTCCTGCATTTAAGAACTGGCTCCGGTCGAAAGACACAATGGCAATCAAGATCGCTATGCTTCTCGACTTAGCCGGTGGCATGACTGGAGTCCTCACCGAAGACCTCCTTCGCGCAGCCATCACAAGCCTCAACACGATTGAAGTCGATCTCGGTAAAGTCTTCGCTGGCTCCGGAAAAAACCCACTCGCAGAACTCGCATCGAAGATCCTCTCCAGACTAGAAGAAGCTCCCAACCAACGTCTCTCAAAGAAACGTATAATCGGGAGCCTCTTCGACGATGGCAATATGGAAGACATCGACAAGGCCTTGGAATATCTAATCCAGACCGAGCGAGTCAAGCGAGAACTCATCATCGACCCTGTCCGTGCTGAAGTCCTGACATTGCGGACTGCGGATCAAGCGCCGAGTAAATAGTAGCTCGCTGCGTCGGGTCATCGATCATCCCGTTCAACTGCCAGTTGACCGCTCCCGGATTCAACGGCCTGAGATAGTCCCTTGCCGCTGCCCGTCTCATGGTCTCCCGTGAGATGTTCGACCTGAACCCTAACTGTTCCATGTAGTTACCAGTCGATTGCAGCCTTTGCGTCTCAGTCGTTTGATTGACAAGTGGATACAACGCCGCTGCCTGTTGGCTAGCTGGCCCAGAACCTAACCGCACGTTCTGACCTAAGTCCCGTGCCGTGGCATGTTCGGCAATCTGTCTCGCAAACGTCTGAGGTTCCATTCCGAACTCTTGCTCACCGCGCAGTAACACTTGTTGTATCGCTGCCATATCACGTGATTGCAACGCGCTCACTGCTTCGTTCTTCATGCGAGTCCGAGACTTAGTATCGGCAACCGACGCTTCCGTCCGTTCCATCCGAGACTTCATTTCTTTCTTCGCTCGCGTCGAGTTAAAGCCTAACCAAGCACCAGCTTGCTCGCCCACGGTCGCGTCGAACATCCACCTGTTATTCGCGTCGAACACTTTCCCGTCGTCAATAAAGTGCATCTTAACGCCACGACGTAAGCCCATCGGAAGCAAGTTTAATGCAACCTTCTCCGCACCGATGTCACCAGCGCTATAACGTTTCATGTCCTTATATAAACTAGTTCCTAAGCCTGCGATTGGCCCTCCGAGTTGCGTTGGGTTGATCCCGTCGAAACTTGATAGCATACCCACACCCGCTACCGACACCCGTGTGCCGTAATCGGCTGGGACGTCCATTGCGTAGCCAAGACCGTTCATTGCAAGGTCAGCTAAGAAAGTGCGGTCGGCTTCGGATGTTGCCTCGTTATCTTCGAGCAGCTCACGCATCTCGTCCTCTATGTCGTATCCAAAGGCCATTTCGATGAGCTTGCCGATCGACGGTGCGAGAGGAATACCCATCACTCCCATGCCTAACACTTGGAAACCAAGGGCGGCTGTGGCAGCTTTCTTTGCCTGAGTGCTTTCAGCTTTCGTATACCGTCCTTCGGCATTGATCGACTTGCGGATCATACGAATCTGGTTGAGAAGCATTGAGTTAACAAAGCTCTGCAACGACCAGTAAGCACTCGCCATATTACGAGTTGACTGATCAGGTGCATTGAATCGCTTCGGACGTCCGACACGTTGTAGCGCACCGTTCGCGACCTCACTCATCATCATTGCTTCGTTACGAAGTTCGATGGTTTGTTGTTCGGTAAGAACCTTAGCGTCGCCGAACTTTTTCTTCCTGAGAACGTCGTAGGTAGCGACCAGCGACAGCTCAGCGTTGATCCTGTTGAAGAATCCATAGAAACCGTTCGTCACATCGAACATCGCTTTGAGACCTTTCTTCAACGGCTTACCGTCTGTGTGAGTCAGGTTCATCAGCTTGATCATATCGTCAAGACGTGTTTGCGAGATGTCATGGTGACGGCGCTGAGCCAGCCTACCACTTCTCTCCGCCTCGCGGATCAAGCTCGCGTGTTCGGTCTTCCTATGCCTTGCACGTTGTTCGGCAGGTGTTCCCGGTTTCCAGATGCTTTCGTCCGACCCGGTCGTCAGCCTATGTAACGCTGCGGCACTCGCAGTCTTGAACAGCTTCAAAGGGATGAGCGTAGCGTCTTTGATACTCGCCCCGGCTTCGATCAACATAGGAGTCAACGTCGTAGGGAACTGGAAGATTTCCACCAGCCCTGACGAAACGTTCATTCCCATAAACATCGTGAACCCGACCTGCCCGATTATCTTCTGCGTCTCGGAGTCTTTTTGACGAATCCCCTTACGGAAGTTATCTAACGTCTGCATCACCGCTGGGTCTGCAAGAGCTGACTGATCACTCGCGAACAGCTTGAACGTAATGTCGGTTTGCGCACGGGTCTTCGCTGCCGCGGTCGCTCGAACCTCGTTGATGTATTGGTCGATCATGTCCAGGTTCTCACGCCCTTCCACGAACTTCCGCTTAGTGAACTTCTGCATGTTCGCGTGAGACGCGGCATCCATCTCGTTCTGAATATCGACAACCGCACCGTCGAGCACAGCCGTCACTTTAAGGACTTCCTCTTGTTTCAACTTACCTGCCAAGATAACCTGTTGCATAGCCTGTCTATCCGCTATAACGTTTTTCGTAATCTCCGCTGTCGTCGCATGGATCTTCTCAAACCGAGCACGTTGCTTGCTGTAATCCTTAGCGACGTTAGGAACTTTATGCCCTTCCTTGCGTGCTTGGGCAATAAACGCATCAGCCTCGGGTCGCGTATCAAAGTCGTAATAACCGTTATCACTCTGCTTTCCGTGATCTTTCTTGAACACCACCGATACGTGGAAGTCTTTCATCCGACGCTCGCTGATATACTCAAGGTGCGCAAGCTTGTGCTTGAACCCTTTGTGCATCGCGTTCTCGACTTTCATATACCCCATCAAAGTCTTCTGGACTTGATCCGGATCCAAACCGAGCTTAGTCAGCAAATCAATCTTGCCTTGCTGCGGTGCATCTGCAAACGCTTTACCAAAGTCAAGCGCGTCCTGGGCTTTATCCCCGAACCATCCAGCATACTTCATACTCGCGGAGAACCGCAGAATACTGATCTGCCGATCACGCGCGTAAGCCGTATTGATCTGTTGGAAACGAGCCGCGTAAAACCTTTCCAGTCCGTCTTGGAACATCTCGAGATCCTCCTGTGGAATCCTTCCCAAAATCTCCTCGGCCTCGGCCTTAACCTCGGGGTCAGTCGAAAGTAACGCCTCGTTGAACTTACCGCTCCTTTGCTGGAACAGCTGCACTTCGTTAAACAGCTTAGCCTTCTCTGGGTCAGCTTTGATCCGCAACAACGAACCCTTCTTATCGATCTTGGCGAACTCGTCGGCAGTGAACTTCGCGGGCTTAGTGCTCGCAGGATCCATCATACCGTCAACGAACAACAAGTTCATACTCGCATCCGCATCGCCACTCGCGTCCTTAACCTCTCCCCACAAAACCTTTGCCCAAGAGAACTCTGGTCGGGACATGATCATATGGATCGGACCGGAACCAATGTGCTCCATGATCGTTTGACCAAGCTTAAACGGTGCGTCGAGTATCTTCCTCACAATACGTTTGCCCTCAGCCTGCACGATCTTGGCACGTGCTTGTGACCCGCCCGGCAATATAGCCATCGCAGCCGCCACACCGGTCTGAACATCCGGGTCTTGCATCGTCGTGCTGTTAGTGAACACAGCTTCCTTACCAGTCTCAGCGGGATCGATCAGCGGTAACATACCCGCGTCCATCTTCTGCACCGAAAACCCTTGGATAGCCCGTGCACCCAGACGAGAGAACGCGTCGAGCGACTTGAGATAATCACTGAACGGCCCGTCAACGTAGTCGCCCCACCTAAGCGCATCACGGTTAGTGCTATCGGTCTGTTTCATACGATACTCGATATATCGTTCAGTCACGCTTAACAACGTAAACGAATCCGTCGTCTTCATGCCTAACGAAACTCCGAACGCCCTCAGCTTCACAATCGAATTACTATCAGGTGAATCCATCCAATGCACAGCACGGTCATACGCATCCTGCATACCTTCCTTAGCCCCACCTTTCAACAACCGATCGGTAACATACCGCGGCACGACATCGACCAGCGCCATGAACACCTTAGACCCACGATCACCTTTGATCCCTTCCAACGTGTCAGCGATCTGCTCCTCAAACGCAGCCTCATACCCTTTCTCATCTGCCTTCATGATACGCGTCAACACCTGAGTGTAATCATGCATCGACATAGCATCGTCCTGCATCTCACCGTAGCGAGACTCGCCCTTCGCTTCCCGCACACGAATACGATACGAGTCATGCGTTGCGTTCTTCTTTCTCGGACGCTTCTCAACAATCAAATACGTATTAGCATACTGCTCACTCTGCTGCATCTCATTCGCATACGAAGCGGCGACCTCCAGTGCGTCCTCGCCTTCAAACACCTTAAGCTCCTTCTTACCCTTACTCTTCTCGCCCTTTTCAAGAAACTCAAACTTACCGTCAGCGTCAATATGAGTATCTCTCACGCGCTTAGCACTGACAATCCTCGTCCTCATCGCAGTCGTCAAGTTAGGAAACCAGTTCTTAACCGTCCCCACTCTCAATGCTTCCGTGCGAACCTTATCACTCTTAGACAACGTATTGTCCTTCAACGACATCGTAGTGAACCGATCAGCGAACGGCACACCCTCTTGCCCCGGCAGTTTCCCGTGCATCCAGTCGCGAATAACTCCATCAACCTGCAATAACTGAATATACGTATCCGCTGCCGTCAGCTTATACTCACCAGTCATTGTCATAACCTCATCCACCGCGCGAGACACAAACTCCAACGAACGAGAGATAGCCAACTTGCTATCCATAAAATCCTGAATCTTCTTATTCCGATCCTTGTCTGCCGTCCACTCACTGCGAATCTCACTGAAACTCTCAGCCGTTCCAAACAGCTTATCAATCTGCGCAATCTGTTCAGGCGTCTTACCACGAGTCAGATTATGTCTCGTAAGCTCCAGCCCATTCAACGACCGATCCATCAGCTTCCGTGCCCATGGCATATTCCACATCGCCTTACCGGCCGATAGTATGTTATAATCCATCCCCACTACGCTAACTTTACTAGCGGCGTTAATGGCATCAACAAGTGCGATTGAATCGCCGATGGACATTTCACGGCCTTCGAGGTTGGCGAGGAATTCGCTGGTTACTTTCTTGAGAAGATCGTGGTAGTTGGTGCTGTCTGACGCGTAATAAGCAGAAGTGAAGGCGTCGAGTGGTGCACCTGCGAGAGGCTCAGTGCCTGAGACTTGACTGATTCGTTTGATCGCGGCTCGGAAGTTACGCGCTTGGTTTTCCCGGTCCTTTTTCAGAGTGTCGAAGATGCCGTTGAACATTTGACGACCGCGAGCGAACTCTGGTGCGTAGTAATCGACAGGGTTACCGTTGTCTTTGCCTGCGGTGAGGTTTTTAAAGAACGTCTTACGGAAGCCGGTGATGATACTGTTGAAGAGTTTGTGCAGTGTGGGGTAGTTCGTTTTGACGAATTTCTGCCATTTGGTGCCTCGGTTATGTTTCGCATCGACCATCCAGCCTTGAAAAATGTCGGCTATGACTTCCTCGGTCTTACGTGCGTGCTCGAGACGTTGCTCGTCTGTTCCACTTGAAGTCTTCTCGGTGAAGTCGGCTTCGACCGCACGTAGAACGTCTTCGTTCATGTTGGCGGCTGCTGTGCTGTCCAGTGGGCCTGCCGTGCGGGACTGGATGAGTCCCCGTAGTTGGAGAAGTTCGAGTTTATGTGCTTCGCCAAACGTGCCTGCGTTGATCTGGCTTTCTATGACGTGACCAAGTTCGTGTAAGTCAGTTTCGGCCGAACCGTTCTGGTTACGCGTAATGACGTATGTGCGTCCGTCGCCGTAGTTCTTAGCCGTTGCTTTGTTCCGCGCAGACATGAAGTCGAACGGGTTGGACTCTGCGCGCTTGGCGTTGACCGTGCGAGATGACGGTGCGAAGCGGAGTTTGATGCCTGCTTGGTGGAAGACCTGGTGGAGGCCTGAGTCGATGAAGAAGGCGTTCAACTGGGCCTTGTAAGACTCGTTGTGGCCCTCGCCGAAAGACAGGCCGACAGGAATTGCGTTAAAGTCAGCGGCGACTTTGTCCGCGAAGTTCTTGATCTGGTCGAATTCTACCTGTGTAGTTTCAACGCCTGCTGTAGTGTCGAGAGCTTCCTTGCTCAACGTGCCGTTGGACAGGTTGATCATGTCGTCGCCGTTTAGTGCGAATGCAGGCGGTGCGTCCTTACGCCCGATGTGGCTGACAATGCGTTCGGCTCCGTCGACTTCGCGAGCAATCTCGATGTAAGTTTTGTTCTGCTGCGTGCCAGGATTGCGGAATGAGACGTAGTCCATGCCTTCCGTGGTCAGCCGGTAGTCCTTATGTTCGCCCGCTGGCGTGGAGAAGTTCTCCATCGCATTAGCTATTGCGTCAGTGTTCGACACGCCTTCAGGTTTCAGTTCAGCGATTGCACCGAACTCCTGCTTGATACGACGGAGCTTGTTCTCGCCGAGACGGAAGCGGTTGTCCCCGTCGAGTTGGCGAATCCCTGCTTCGTAGAGTTCTGCTGGTGTGGGAAGATCCCGGCTCATTGCTGCCGGTGTGATGGTAGGTTCGCCTGCTTCGTCAAAGTCTTTCGTCGCCGTCGTCAAGTCCGAACCGACTTCGTTGACCTTCTGTGCTGCGACCGTGTCACGGGTTTCGACCGTGCTGACCAACTCGTTCTCTGCGTCCGGTAAGCTCGAATCTACACCATACTCTTCAAACGATTCTTCTTCATAAACAGGAGCGGGATCGCCGGGAGCACGCGTGTTGTAGTCCTCCGTATAATCGAACTGAGGATCATTCATGTCAGACGGATCGCCGTCATACGAATCAATAGGAGCGAGATGACCTTTGGCCGTCGGGAATAACCCAGCGCCTGTATCGATGTTCTCGCCGCCGCCTGAGTCCATTTTCTCTGGAGCCTTGACCGCAGCGTCCGCGCCGCCGTCCTTACGAGCCTTGAGTCTGTCCTGGTTCCGGCTAATGATCGTGCCTCCTGCACCTTCGATAGCTTCACCCATGAGCAGCGGCACCCAGTAGTCTTTCGACTTGATCGACTCTGTAAAGAACCGCGTCGGGTTGAGAATGATGTCGGATACGATCTCACTACCCATACCGATACCGGACTGAGCGACTTCGACAATCGCCTCCGTGCCGACCTTAGCCGCGGCACCGGCTGCCCCTGTCAGTCCGGCTCCCTTGAGCAAGTTCGTAGCTTCTACACCACCCATCTTCGCAAGATCGTCGGCGGCAACTTTAACGCCTGCTTTACTCAGAGGTTTTTGCAGCACCTTAACCATGGTCTTACTCGCCATGTTCGTGATCGGCTTAGCAAGTCCCATAGTCGCCACAGTAGCCAATGGCCCCATTGCACCGACAGCTTGAGCTCTCGCACCGAACACGCCTTCGCTATGAGCAGCGTTAATGCCCTGTCCATACATGCTCGCAAGCATTGCAGGCAGTCCTACAAACGGAACAGCAGCCATCGAAAACTGACCAACGATCGCAGGTATCTGGCCCGTGCCTTCACCGATCGTATTCGCCCAGTCGTCGCCCGCTCCAAACGCCTTCGCAGTATTCACACCGCCCTGAGTCGCAAGGTCTGTGAACGTCCGGCCCATGCCCGACTTACCACTGAAACTCGCAGGGATATCATCCACGCGCGCCTCGTTGAACATCACGTTCGTGTGGTCGCCCAGTGCATCCATCCACTGAGTCGGCCTGTTCGAAGCAAACCTCCGGAACGGTTCAAAACCGGAAACATCCGCCAGGACGTTAGCGGCTTGTTCGTCGGTCATCGCTTCCTTACTAAAGCGAGGATCTTGTGCTCGGACCTGATCGAAGTGAGCTTTTTGCTTCGTTCGACTGTCGAGGTTTTCTTGTGCGAATTCGTTGTAGGTTTGCATGGCTGTATTTGG